TATATGTGCTTATCCTAATGTTAGATATCCTGTTTCAGATAGAATAGTTGCTATGTATCTAGGTAGGAGAATTGGTGATGAAGCAATGAAGATTATTGCTGCTATGCTAGAAGATTACAATTGTAAGATACTCGGTGAGACTGATAGAGGTGATCTAATACCTGGTTTTCGTAGACTTGGCAAACTTAGTAAACTTCATCGTGATCCTACTAATTATCTTAAAGATAGAAGTAAGACAGTTAACGCACCTTATGGCATTAATATGGGCGGTGGTCGTGGAGAAAAGATTACAGAAGCATATCTTGAATTAAAGAAATGGTTATATTTACCAATAGGTATTACAGGTGGTGAAGTAACTAGATATGTATTTCATACGATTACTGATATGGGGATACTTAAAGAACTTGTTAACTTTAGTATTAACAGTGGTAACTATGATAGACTTTCTGCTCTTAGACTTTGGACTATGCTTAGAAGGGTTTATGTTATGAAGAAACTTGATGAAGCAAAGAGACCTATTAACAATAGAACACGTACACTTATTGATGAACTTAATTTAAGATAAACTATGAATGAATTAAACAGTGCTAGTTTACCTGATCAGAATCAGAAGAATAAAACTAAGGAAGAGTTTTATAGACAGACTTATGACTATTATATTAATAGAGCAATAAGTATGAATGATAAGACTACTGTTAGAGAATGTCTTAATGCTGCTGATGGTATTATTGATGAATCAACACTTCAATATGTTATTACTCCATTGGTAATGGATGATCAAGATCAAAGTGATATTAAAGTTAATATACCAGGTACTATTAGAAACTTTGATTTCATTACTCCTATTAAAGAGAAGAATCTTGGTGAATATATTGAACTTCCATATACTAAATCTATTAAGATAGTTAATCCTGATGTAACATTTATTCGTGATACTAAGATGAAACGCAAGTTAGCATCTATAGCACAAGATATGTTTATTCAACAAGCTAATGCTAAAGCACAACAAGCACAAGCACAGCAACAACAAGCTAGTCAGAATCCTGTTCCAACTAATCCTACTATTCCTCCTTATGCACCTGAACTTAATCCCGGAAGTGTAGATGATCCTAAGAAGTTTCAAGAGCAATTCATTGAAGATTATGTTGATGAACGTGCTATACAAGCTAGCCATTTACTTAATCTTATTGATGAGACTAATAACTTTGATCTTGAAAGGATTAAAATGTATTATTATTGGTGGGCTTGTGAAGAGTTTTATACGGTTAGAATGCCTATGAATAATATTCTTTATAAAGAGACTATTTCTCCACTTGAAGGTTATCCTGTTTATAATAATATGGAGTTTGTAGAAGATTATGATGCTTTTGTTATTGTTAAAGATATTACATTAGATCAATTCTTAACTGATAGTAGAGTACTTGAACTTAGTGATAAAGATATTGAATTTGTTAAACAGATTAAGTATAATCAAAGTGGTCAATTAACTGCTCCAACTCAATTACTTAATAGTAGGATTATAGAGGATATGCCAAGACTTGAAAGTACTGAAGCAATGGCACTTGTTTATAATACTAATAATACTATTAGAAAGCATATTATATTTTGGCCCACATTTGTTGAACATAAGTATCGTATTTATGTTAATGCTTTAGGCCAAACTAGAGAAGAGATAGTAGATAATGATTATCAGATTAATCTTGATGAAGGAGATATTGAGATTAAGAATGAAATGATACCAGAGATTTGGGTAGGTTATAGATATGGTACAGGTGCAGCAGATGCAGTATATATTAAACCTGAGAGATTTCCTATTCAAAGATATGATGAAAATACTAAGAGAGTTAAACTCCCTATAGGTGGTAAGTTAGGTATCCTTAGAGATATTAAACGTAATCCTATCCCTAAGAGACTTATTCCATATATGGCTATGGATAAGATTTATTCTTTTCAGATAGAGAGAATGATTAAGAAGTTTAGAGAAGCATTGACAGTTATTCCAAAGTCTTTACTTAATAGTGATGCAGCAGGTAGTGCAGTTCAGAAGTATCAGATGATGTATGCTGATGATCAGATTATCTATGATGATACTAATGTTGATCTTCAAACAATTGCTCAAGGTTTTAGAGTTATAGGTCAGACTAATGGTGCTCAATATCTTAATAGTTTACTTACTCTTAGGAATGATAATGAAGCAAGAGCTAATCGTGTTGCCAATATGAATGATGAACGTATGGGATTAGCACAAGGAAGTGATGCTGTTACTAATGTTCAACAGAATATCTATCGTGCTAAGGTTGGTACATTGTTAATGATTACTATGTTTAATAAAGCATTAGAGTTAGATCATCAAAGTGATCTTGAATGTGCAAAGTATATTTATACTGAACCATTTGATATTGCTTATATGAATAAAGATGGTAATCAAGTAACACATCAATTTGATCCTGAATCATTCTATACTTCTCAACTTGGAGTATATGTTCGTAATAGTAGAGTTGAGGAAGCAGTTCTTCAAGAATATAGGAAACTTGCTCAAGCTATGGCACAGAATGATAATCCTGAATTAGCTATTCTTGCTATAGGGGTTGATAACGTTGCTGAAATGAAGAAAGCAATGAAAACCTTTACAAAAGCTAAGAGAGAGTATGAAGCATCATTACAACAACAGAAACTTGATAATGAAAGATTTGCTATTGATAAAGCTGATCAACAAAAGACTGCTATTATTGCTGGTGAGAATTATAGAGCAGATGAAGCAAATAGAACTAAGATTGAAGTTGCAACATTGATGGCAGGTATTGAACCTACTGATGAAGGTGCTGATTATACTAAGGATTTACTTAGTCAAAGAAAGGTTGATCTAGCAGAAAAGAAGCAAGAGTTTGATATGAAGTATAAAGATAAAATATCAGATATGGCTAAACAGAAGCTAGACCTTGCTAAGAATAAACCAACTAATAAGTAGTATTATGGCATTATATTCATTCAATTGCTTCATAGAGGACGGGTAAGTGCTAAACTAGCATACTATAATACATATAATATAGGTATAACTTTAAATAATGTTGTATCTTTAATTCATAACAGTAATTAACTGATAAACAAACAATACAATAATGGATATAAATACAGATAATACTCCTACACTAGATACTGATGTTGATCCCAATGGACTGCATATAGTTGTTCCTAGTGTACCTAAAGTAGAACCTACTCCTGATGTTGTAGCAACTCCTGCTACAATTCCTGATGTTAATACTCCTCTTGCTACACCTGATACTACTAATGATAATGCTGTCCTTATTGATAATGTACAGTATATATTAGATGATCAAGGTAATGCTTTGAATGAAGATAAGAGTGTTAAATTTACTGCTGCACAACTTGAAGCTTTTGAGAATACTTCTACTGATTCACCAATTGATATGTCAGTTATTGCTGCACATGTTAATTTTACTCCACTTGATGAACAAGGTACTCCTATTAACTATGACTCAACACCTGAGGGTGTAGCTACTTATCTCAATGATACAATTCAGCAAAGAGTTCCAGAGTTAGTTCAGGAGTATCTTGCTCAAACATTTGCATCTAATCCTGAACTTGCTAGAGCTGCTGATTATATTGAGAGATATGGTTCACTTGCAGGTATAGAATCTAATGTTGATTATTCAGGAGTAGACATTACTAGTGCTGATGAACAAACATTATACAATATGGTTGTTGCAAGAGAAATGGCAAATGGTGAAACTCTTACTGATGCTAAGACTACTGCTGATCTTTATAAAGATGCTAAGAAACTTACTGAACGTGCTACTAAATCTAAAGAGTATTTTGTTGCTAAGAGTGCTAATGAGAAAGCTACTGCTACTGAACAAGCTAGAGTACAACAATTAGAAGTTCAAAAGTATTGGAATGATATTAAGAATACTGTTACTAGTCGTAAACTTATGATTGGTAATGAACAGATTACTATTCCTCCAGTAATTAAAGTTAAGACAGGTGATGGTAAAACAGAAAATAGAACACCTGAAGATTTCTTTGCTTATATAAGTGTTCCTAAAGTATTCGATGTTGATGGAGTTAAACAGAATCTAACTCAAAGTCAATATGATGAACTTATGGAAGTTAAATCTAGAACTGCTCATAATGATATATTTGAAGCACTTAAACGTTTCACTAAGTATGATACTGAACAGTTTGTTAAAGATGTTAGAAAAGCTAAAGATACTAAAGCAATTAGAACAATAAGTACAACATCCACTAAAGGGAATGCTAATCAGCCTAAGGTTGCTAGACTTCAATAGGATAATTAAGATAACCCTATAACCAATAAATAAACAATTAATAACTATGCGTGAAATTAAAACAACATCAACGATTAGTGCTGAATTTAGTGATGTAAATTTACTATATCAGAATAAGCTAATTGGACCTAGTGAACTTAGTAAGAGTTTTACTTGGATGTATGGTAAAGCTAAATCTAGCTTTCCTCTTCAGATGTTAACAGAGGGTAATGGTGCTACAAAGAGTCTTAAACCTAAAGAACTTGATGGAGACACACAGTACAATTGGAAAACATTTGGTAGACCTGTTAGAACATCTAGGTGTATTGGACTTGTCAATACTGCACTTACTAAACCAGGTCTTGGAGCATCTACCTTTGAAGTTATCTTTGAAGATGCTTTATTCCATAACCTTTATTCTCTTTATTCTCCTGATGGACAATCTTATGTTCGTGTAGAAGGTGAAGGAGTTAGATTAGCTGATAAACGAGTTAAGTATCGTTTACAACTTATGACTGGTGATCGTAATGCTTATATTGCTGCTGATAACTTCTTAGCAGGTAAAGCATGGTCAATTGGTGGTACTATCATTCCAATGTCTAAATCAGATGGTACAACTGCTAATGCTCTTACTCCTGGAATGTGGACTAATCAGTTCAGTGCTTATCGTTATTCTTTTCCTATTAGTGGTAACATTGCTAACAAAGCAACCATTTATGAATTAGATCAGATTGATGAGAATGGAACAAAGGTTGGTACTACTAACATGTGGATTCCTTTCCAAATGAAACTTTGGGAGATTGAGAAACGTGAGTATATTGAGACTAAACTTTGGGAAGATGAATATAACAGAACTCCTGAAGGTTTGATTCTTAATATTGATCCTGAAACTGGTGAGTATTTACCTCAAGGTGCTGGTGTTAGATCACAGATTAAAGCTGTTGGTAACTATAGTACTTATGGAGATAATCTTACAGTATCTTTTATTGATAAGACTATTCTTTCAGTATTAGGTAATCGTAATGATCAGATTCCAGGTGAGATAGTTTGGCATACTGGTAAGGGTGGTGCTAGAATGATTAATAAAGCATTGTTAACAGATGCTAAGTATAATCAGTATTTTACTCCTCTAGGTGCAGAAGCTATTAAAGCTCTTCCTAGTGGTGCATACTTTACTCAATATAAGACTATTGATGGATGGATTGTTACTATTAAAGTAAGTGATTATTTTGATCAGTCAGTTCGTGCTAGACAGGATATTGAGAATGGTAGAACCTTTGAAGGATTACCTTTCTATTCATATAATATTGTTTCTCTTGATCACTCTATGAGAGATGATGGTGAACGTAATATTCAGTTTGTATGTGAAAAAGGTAGAGAAATGCTATCTAATGTTTATAAAGGTATGAGTCCTATTCCTAGTTCTTGGATGCCTTTACCAACAGGTCCTAGTATTCTATCTACTAAGAAAGATGTATCTTCTTATGAAGTACTTGGAACTAGTGGTATTGCTATGACTAATCCTACTACATCATTCTGGTTAGAGTTTGTTAAGTAAGGTATAATTACTGACTAATATATAAATGTTATAACATATAAATATGAAAGAGATTTCTCGTAAGGTTACACTCCTTAAAAAGAATAAGAATAATTCATTTCAAATGGCTAATGTAAAGGTCATAGATGCAAATGGTAATCCTGAGATTATTGGTACTACAGTAAGTGCTGTAGCAGCAATGACTTCTAATGACGAAGAGATGAAGATGGTACTACCTGAAATTATGGGTATATCACCTACTTCTCCTGATTGGCAGAAAGAGGTTAAAAACTATTGGAATAGTATTTGTGTTTATGTTACTGGTAGTGGTAAATCTTTAGAGATTGGATTCAATTATGATTTTCATGATGAAACAAGAACTAAATACATTACTCTTACAGGTGCTAAAGATGAAGATGGATTAATTCAATATTGTGAGACTAAGTTAGCAAAAGATCCTACATTCTATAAAATGATGTATCGTTATGCTACTCCTTTGAACAAAGAAGATTATCTATTATATAGATATTGTATGGGTTATCGTGATGTTGCAAATCATCATAATAACGTAGATACACATCAACATATTAGATTGTATATTTTTGATGAAGAAGTACAGAAGAAGATTGTTGCACAAGACAGTCTTATTAAACGTGAATCTATTATTAAACTTAGTGAACTATACGGTAAAAGAGATGCACTGCTTGATGTACTTTATGTATTTGAAAGTGATGCTGTAACTCAAGACGAAACTGCACAGGATATTGCTATTGAACTTATTGCTAGTGGCACTCCTGTTGAATTTCTTGCTACTGTTAAAGATAAGAATATTACTAATAAGGCAATGATTCAGAAATACATTAGAGCAGGTATATTAAAGAAAGTTCCTCTAGGGACTACTATACTTGATAATGAATCTGGTGATCCAATTGGTAAAGATTTAGATGAAACATTATTATGGTTTAAAACTCCAACTAATAGTGGAACAGTAGCAGATTATGCTAAACGTTTTAAAGAATTAAAAACAAATAAATAACATAATATTATGGATTTTATAATCGCTAAAGGCAGTGTTGCTTATGCCGCTAAGACTGGTGGTGGGGTTATTGCTGGATTTGATGAAGTCGATCTACTTGTTGATGGTGCAATTGCATTCATTGATCAGAGTGGTACTCTTATTGATGGTAACGTTCCTGTAGTTGTAGGTGATATGGTTACTCTTGCAATGGGTACTTCTAAAGGTAGTGTATTGAGTTCTCCTATTAATAAGAAAACTCTTGGATATACTAAGACAGTATATGCTGTTGCTGCTAAGAAAAGTATGTATATTGGTAACTATACTACTGGTGCTACTTATAATCTTAACATGCCTACTACTATAGTTAAAGGTGATGAAGCTATTGTAGAACTTACTGATTTGACTAAACCTTATGAGAATACTTCTAGAGTAGTTACAATTACAGTTGTAATGAAAGGTGGAGAAACTGCTACACAAGTTGTAACTGCTGTTAATGCTGCTATCAATGCTGACTATCGTGCTAAGAAGTTTGTAGTTTCTACAATTGCTGATGCAGATAATGGTCTTAAGATTGAAGGACTTACAGTTAATAATGACTTCTTTGTTAATGCTTATGGTATTCTTGCTAACGCTGATATTCTTGCTTATAAGAATGTTGTTAAAGCTGGAACTACTGGATTATCTAAAGGACTCGTTACAGGGTTAACTACTCCATTACCATTTAATCCTGGTACTGGTTTAGCAACTCAAATGAGTAAAGTTGAGAATAATGCTTCGGTATATCATGGTAATCTTAATTCAGAAATGTTTGAAAGTTATCTATGGTCTGTACCAACAGGTGTAGTTGCTGGAGAACTCTATGATCAATATTATCTGAAGTTTACTGCTCCTACTGTTACTCCTTTGATTAAGGAACCTAACTTTGATCAACATATAGTAATTGCAGTTCCTACTAGTGAATATACTGTGTATAATGCAGTTGGACCAGTTACTGCTGAATCTGGTGCTGTAGTTGATGCTATTCTTGCAGCAATGATTGCATAATTTAAACACTAAAGCACCTCTTAATACAAGGGGTGCTTTTCTTATTTAACTAACTATGACTGTTATAGATTTTCATATAGGTTTAGATCTTTATTTAAAGATACTTAAATCAGAGATTTATGGTTCTCTTCAAAGTAGGGATAAAGATTACTTTCTTAATCTTGCAATACTTGATTTAATTAAAGAGAAAACTGCTAACTTCCGTGACAGATATAGTATGCAAGAGAATGTTCCTTTAGCTAGGAATTTCTATAGTGAACTTGGTAATCTTATTGTTACTAAAACTTATGATACTTATGATGAAAATTATGAGAATAAAGTAACATTAGCATTACCTAGAGTTGATAATGTAGAAGTAGATTCAGGTTCATTACTTAATGGAGAACAATATAAGATACTTGAAAGAGGGAGTACAAATCTTTCTAGTGTTACTTCTAATACTCCATTAGTTAATGGAACTGTATTTACTGTTACTGCAACAGGTTCAATTCTTCCAGCATGGGATGGGATTACTTTACTTGAAAGAGTTAGTGATCCTTTTATGTATATTCCATTTATGATTGATTGTAATCTTTTAACAGATATTAGTTTTGACAAGGGAAAAGTAGTTAAAGATGGTAGTTACATCGCAAAGACTGGTGCATTAACAAGTACTAAGATATCTACATTGTTTGTACTAGATGTAACTGCTTCTCCAATTCCTATCCATGTAGCATTGAGTACTGGAAGTTTCGATGGAACTACTCCTACTCCAATTACTACACTTGTTAAAGTTAAACAAAGTGCAGTTAATCTAATGCTTCCTACTGAGTATAGTATTCTTAATGCTGATCCTGCATCTGATAAAAGTAATCCTGTTGCTATTATACATGACGATTCTATTATAATTCATTGTAGTAACTCTATTCATAGTGCTACACTAACATATATCAAAATGCCTAGACGTATTAACTATGATCTTAATATCAATACAGATATTAGTCCAGTTTTACATAAAGACATTGTTGATAGAGCAGGTAAATTAATACTGGGATTAAATAATGATCCTTCAGTTAATATAGTTAAACCACAACAATAATGAAAAAGAAGTATTCCGCAATACTGATAACACTGTCATTTATATTGATTTTAATGCCAATTCAAGGAATGATAATTCAGCAAATAGTGAATCTATGTTAACAGTCTTAAAGGTCATTAATAGCTTTGTTAAAGCATGGGGATTGTTTATACTATTCGTTCCTATACCAATTATAGGACTTGTATATTATATGCTAACTCATGTAGAGACTATTGTTACTAATACTAATAAAACTGTAACTCCTAATACAACTACTATGGATTATACTGTTGCTGCTGTACTTATTGTAGGTATTGGAACTATTGTAGGTAATCTATTGAATCCTAAGATTAATAAGAGATTAGATAGTATTGATGCAAAGATAGATAATAATACTGCTACAAATAAAGATGAACATAATGAGATTGCTACTACACTTAAAGATCATGGTGTAATGTTCAATGCTATGCTTACTGTTAGAGATGTTAAGTCATGTCTTAATAAGATTATAGCGGATGCTTTAGTTTATTCAAGTGATAGGAAACTATCAGAATGGGTTGCTAAAGAAGGTAAGACTTATGTTGATTTTTGTGAAGATACATTAAGTACTGGATTAGGAAACATCAATTGTAAGTCCTTTAAGACAGATGTAAATGTTATGATTACTACTTCAAATGTTAATACAAAAGAATATCTAGGTGATATATTTCTTAAACTTATTGAGCAAGAACATATTGATCGTATTATAGGTTTTCGTAATGATGTATTAATAATAAGTGGTGATAAACTAATGAACTCAAAGATTGATAGATTTCGTGCTAAAGCAGAGATCTTTCTTCAAGAGTATCTTGCAAGTACTATTATTGCTTACGGTAAATATACAAAGTAATATGCCAACACTTAAAGCGGTTATATATCAAATACTAGATACTGCTAAGACAAGTTCTGACCCTGCTAATGTAAACAGGGTTAGAACTATGTTCTTTGAAGAGTATGCTATTATTGCTAGACGTGCCTTAGAGAACTATGGTATGAATAGTCAATATGTTCAGAACTTTGAAATGGAAACAGAGTTTAGTACAACAGTTCCAGTTTCAATGAAATTACATTCTACTAATGGTATGAGAAGAACTAAGAATCTTGTTCCTCCTATCATTAATAATAAAATTGCAGATCATGTATCACTATCAGATAGTAATGGTAAACTTTATACTGTTATGACAGATAGTGCTTTTAAATATAAAGATGATGATCCTTATCTTGTTTCACTTAATCCTGCACTTAAACGTAATGGTTATCTATGGTTTCCAGGTACACTATCAACAGATACTTTAACTATTAATGTTGAAGCTCCATTTGCTAATCCAGTTCAAGCATTAGATTATGAAACAACATTAGGATTAAGTATTGAAGATGATATGGAACTTCCTATTCCTAGCAATATTATAAGTGTGGTTAAACTTCAAGTATTACTTAATAACTTTGGAGTAGGTAAACCACAACAACAAGCGCAATAATGAAAGAAGTCTACGATAAATATATAGTTAATATTAATGCTAAAGTTACTAAGGTTACTGAAACTCTTAATGAATTAGAAGCATCTTATAAAGGATTTAATAATGTATATAAAAGTTATATCATAACTCCTAATATTAAACTTGATAATCTTATTAAGACTTCAACATCAGCAAAAGCATGTAGAGATAATAAGTATAAGATTCAAGCATTGATGCAAGAAGATGATACTAATAAAGAACTTTATATTGCTGCTATAAGACTTGCTAATCTTACTAATAATATTGATAGTGTTAAGTATGAATTAACTAAGTTAAAGAAACATTACATTGAATATGAAGCGTTTTTAGTACTGTATAAGCAAGTCAATAGAGAAGTTGAACGTAGGTGTCTCTTAGGTGAAGTCTATTACACAGGTGGTATAGGAATCATTCAGATTGAACTTTGTGCATGGGATAATAAAGTAGATTGGAACAAAACTAATGAACTTAAACAACTTCTTATTTCTAAGGGGGTTGATTTATATGATGCAACAACAGGTAAAGGAACTAAGTATATGATTTATCATGATGATACACTTTTTCCTCTTTGGAAATGGCATAGAGCAATGGCAGGTAATACTAACTTTATATCATATTCATTTAAACCTGTATTAAAGATTAAAACAGATGATCGTAAGATGTCTACTATTGAGAATAGTCAACCTAGTATTGAATCTATTTTAAGTAATAAAGATATAGGTGCTGGTAATAAACTTATTTTAATTGCTAAAGTTCATCCTCAAATGTTAAGTAATTATGCCAATTAAATATACAAGTGGTAAAGCAGTTCTTAGTCAAGTAACAAATAAACTTAAAGTTAATGTTACTGATTGGATTCCTTATATAGGAACATATATCTATGATGTTCTTGATGATCTTAAATGTCCTCTTACAGTTGCTCATTATAAACAGACTGTTTCAGTGGTAGATCAGATTGCTCAACTTCCTGGTGATTATGAGTATATAGACTATATTACATTTCAAGATGCTTATGTTAGAAGTACTAACTTTGGATTTAGAGTTATTCCTAATGATATAAGAATTGCTGTTAATGTTAATGTTTGGTGTAAACTTCTATCTACGGGAGTTAAGTTTGATAATCTTAATAATGGTGCTATAGATGTTTATTATAGTAAAGTTAAGACAGAGACTGACGAATCTAGTGGTGCTATTATACCTTTCATTCCTGATGATAATAACTTTATAGATGCTTGTTCTTTTAAGATATTAATGGAACTTCTTATTAATGGTTATGTTCATCCAGTATATAATCTTGATAAGAATAATAAATATACTAATGTAGGTATGTTGTATGATGCTGCTATTAAGAAAGCTAAAAACTCTGTAGAACCTATTACTAGAGATATGGCTCACGCTATTCATAAACTTCATACTAATCCTTTCAAAACATTTACTGATAATTATATTAGTAGATTTATGGTTCTTGATGTATTTGATGATATTACTGAAATACTTAGTACAAGTACATATCTTAAAAAGACATTTACTGCACCTTCTACAATGTGGATTATTCCTCATAGTTTTGGTAAAGAACCTAGTGTACAAGTATATGATAGTAATGGAGTATTTATGTTAGGTAATGTTGCTCACATATCTACTGATGTTAATGGTATATTAACTCCTACTTCTGTTCAAGTTACATTTGATGTTGCAACTACTGGTTTTGCTATACTAACAGTTTAATACTAATTATATGATTATTGCATCAAGTACATTTACAGGTACAATAGATATTAATAGTTTAGTATTAGATGTTAATGCTTATAGTGCATTACTAATTAATGGTACTAGAGTTGTTAAGAGAGTTCTAGGTAGTGCAGCATTTGTTGATATTAATAGTTTTAGACCCAGTAATTGGAATCCTGATTTATCTAATTATGTATTAAATACTGATTCTAGACTTACTGATGCTAGACATGCTAGTGATGTTTATCCTTGGGCTAAAGAAGTTAATAAACCTAGTTATGATTATGATGAAATAAATAATACTCCTAGTATTCCTGCTGCACAAGTAAATAGTAATTGGGATGCTACTAGTGGTATTGCACTTATACTTAATAAGCCTACTCTATTTGATGGTGTTTATAGTTCACTTAGTGGACTTCCTACATTATTTGATGGTAATTATAATAACTTAAGTAATCTACCTACTATTCCAACTGTGCCTAGTAATCTAACTGATTTTAATAATGACTTGGGTAATTATGGTGATTGGATAACTGGTATTACAGATAGTGATGTAATTACAGCATTAGGTTATACTCCATATGATAATACTAATCCTAATGGATATATTAATAGTTTTACTGAAGAAGATCCTATATTTACAGCATCTGCTGCATATAATATTACAACTACTGATATCACCAATTGGAATAGTAAACAAGGTGCTCTAAACGGTACAGGATTTATTAAGATTGCTGGTACTACGATTAGTTATGATTCTAATACTTATCTTAATACTAATTTAAAAGGTAATGTCAATGGACTTGCTGAACTTGATGAAACAGGTAAAGTTCCTAATTCCCAACTACCTAGTTATGTAGATAGAGTAGTTACAGTTACTTCCTTTTCAACGCTTCCTACTGCAGGAGTTGTTAATGTAATTTATATTACTAGTGATACTAATATTACTTATCGTTGGAGTGGTTCAGCATATGTTATAATTAGTGATACTTTATCATTAGGTGAAACATCTGCCACTGCTTACAGAGGAGATAGGGGTAAGTCAGCATATGATGGTAGGATAGCCACTTTTACCACAACAGGTACAGGTGCTGCTACGTTCTTATCTAATACACTTAATATTCCTACTTATTCACATCCTAATAAAGCATGGGTAGATAAGAGTGATCTTACAGGTATAACTGTTATTAGTAATCTTACTATTGATAGTCTTGGACATCCTACAGGTTGGACTACTAGGAATCTTAGTATCCCTACAGTTAATGATGGTATCTTAACTCTTAGTGCTGGAACTAATATTGGTTTATCTACTACTCCTACATTTAGTGCTAACCAAAGTACTGATAAGACTATTACAATTAGTTTTACAGGAACTATTCCTATATCATTACCTACTACTTCTGCATTAACATTTGCTACAAGTGGTGGTGTTGCTCCTACAAGTACTTTTAATGGAAGTACTCCAATTACTGTTGACTATCATTCAATAGGGGCTTCTCCTGTAGCAGGTTCTTCAAGTATTACCACACTCGGAACGATTGG